TCCAGGCGCAAGGGCGGTGGCTTTGGCAATGGAGAAATTGTGTTTATGGGCGAGAAACTCTTTGTGTTGGGCGATCCTATAATTCCTGCACCGCTCATCGTAGCTGAAAAAACTGATACTAAGAAGAAGTAACAATCATGTTAGTTGAATTAACTGAAGAGCAATTCCAACATGCCATCAAAATTGGAGAGCGCCGACAAGAGGAAGCTCTCCAAAAGCGGTTGCCGGACAAGTACGGGTTTGACGGGGTGGCTGGTCTGGCTATTCATATTGAGGGAGCTGCTGGGGAATTAGCTGTGGCCGAGACACTTCGGATCCCTTGGGGCGCCACTGTAAATACCTTCAAACAGGTAGCTGACCTAGCAGATAACGTGGAGATCCGGACGCGCAGCAAATCCTCTTACGACTTGATCGTTCGTCCGGACGACAAAGATCAGAGTATTTTCATTTTGGTTCTCCGCACTGCCCCCAAAAAGTTCAACGTGGTGGGCTGGATTCAAGCTGCCGAAGCGAAGCAAGAGAAGTGGCTCCAGACCTATGGTCACCGCCCTTCCGCTTACTTCGTACCACAGTCTGCGCTCAAACCCATCGAGACCTTGCAGCTATCACAGGAGTCACATGGAACCACTCTCGCCTAAAGAGGTTATTGAGCTGCTAGCCCACAAAATTGGCTGGAGCAATCGGCGCCAGACCAGATACCAAGGCGTCCCCGGGGAAATGATTCATAATCTTTCTCCGGAGAGACGAGCTATCCTACAAAATCTTAAGTCATCTGATCTGGCGGAACTCACCGACGTAGCTAAACTCTCAGGCTACATTGGTCCTTTTTATCAGGGTGCCGATTATTATCTCGATGGTCACTACCATCTTTCCGACGACAAGATCTCACAAGAGAAGCTAGATTTTGATAGAAAACTACATCTAGATCTCAGACGCACTAAAGACAGACTTCCACTATAACTATTGCTCGCCACCCAAGCGGTTTGACCGAACGGACGCCCCTGGTTAAGCTTGAGATGGGAGCGAGTCTGCCAATGTCGGATCATAAACTATTCGTTGCACTTCGCTACTGGTTATTAGGAGCTGGTTTCCATCAGGGCCTCAAAGCCTTAGAGTTTGGGGCCTCGCAGCATACAGGTTTGCGAAAAGATGGAATTACACCCGAGTTCGAACACCAGTTGCGTATTGCACTGTTCTTAAAAACCCTCCTCAAAGATCTAGAGTATCCGGAAGAGACTCTAGCGGCCTCCTTATTACATGACACTCCAGAGGACAAGGATGTTGGTTTTGAGGAAATCAACTCGAAGTTCGGGTCTCGTATTAGTAATGCAGTGGTACTTTTAACCAAGAAATACCGTGGAGACAAGACTCCACCTGAGGTTTACTACAAGAACCTCAGTAAGGATCCTATTGCTTCAGTGGTGAAGGGTGCAGATCGGATTAACAATATCCAGAGCATGGTAGGAGTTTTCACCTTAGAGAAGCAGAAACAGTATATTGAGGAGACCAAAACTTTGGTCTTACCGATGTTGAAAGAGGCCCGACGGACGTTTACTCGCCAAGAAGCGGTCTACGAGAACATCAAATTCGTTTTGAAGAGTCAATTGGAGTTGATTGTGGCTATGCATGCCGCGAAAGGTTTCGAGCAATGAGTTTCGTCAAGTGGTCAGATATCACCAATTTTTACAACGTTCGTCGGACACTGGTACAGTATCCCAACCTCTTAGAGGGAAACAACACCGTAACGTACCGTGGCAAGATTAAGCTGCACGGTACGAATGCAGCGGTGCAGGTTTTAGGAGATGGGACCGTGGCAGCCCAGAGCCGAACTAGCATCATTACCTCCAGTAATGATAATGCTGGGTTTGCCGCTTGGGTGGAAAGCCAGAGAACCCTATGGTGCGATCTGAGTGTCCCACAAAAAGATTTGGTGATTTTTGGTGAGTGGTGCGGCCCTGGTATCCAGAAGGGTGTCGCCATTAATCAGGCCCCTCAGAAGATCTTTGCGATTTTTGCTGTGATGGTTCGGCACATGCAGCTTAACGTGGCAGAGCCATATCAGCAAGATTTCATGGAAGACCCTGAGCAGATTACCCAGTTAATTGGTCAGATTCCTGGAACTTATGTGCTGCCCTGGTATCAAGAAGACGGCGTAATCTTCGAGCCTAAGATTGACTGGACCGCGACGGCGGAGGAACTTCAGCCGCAAGTTGACGCCATTAATCAGAAGGTGAGAACAGTGGAGACCTGTGACCCTTGGGTGAAGGCAATTTTTGGTGTGGAAGGTGTGGGGGAAGGTTTGGTTTTTTATCCCATTTCCCATCCTGGCGCCAATTGCTTTAGCAACCTGGCATTCAAGGCCAAGGGTGAGGAGCATAAGGTAGTCAAAACTAAAGAACCAGTCCAAATCAGTGCGGAGGTGGTGGCTTCGATTACTGACTTCGCTAATCTGGTCCTGACTGAGGCTCGTCTGGAGCAAGGTGTGCGAGCAGTAGGTGGAGGAGAACTCCTGTTTGATGTTAAAAGAACAGGACAGTTTGTCGGTTGGGTTTGCAAAGACGTAGAAAAAGAGACGGTGGCTGAACTTGAAGCTAGCAATTTAACCTGGAAGCAGGTCCAGAAAACCGTCAGTGATGCGGCTCGCCAGTGGTATCTCAACAAAACTAAGCAGCTATAAGGCAATTAACTATGATGACTCCCAAGTTCTTCCAGAAGGTTTCGGCAGTTAAGGGTTACTTGACGGATAAATATCAGGAGTATTATCCGTACCTGCACTTGACTTATGATTCCGTGAGAGCCATCAACTCTTTGTTCGAAAGGGAGACGATTACTCCTTTGACTTACATTGAGACCGGAATCAACATCAAGTTGATTTACGATAGATTTGAGCAGAATCTTGGCAATCGAGTCAAGATTCACCCCTTCCATAAGCTGAATGGCTGGGTGCGAATTTGCAAGGTCCCGGAGATTGAGACCATTATTTACAGCATTTTGACTTCGTGTCAAGAGACGGTAAAGATTCGGGTCGATTCGGATGATTCCGATGATGATAAAGACAAGGTGGTGTACTACAGCTATCGGGACATCGAGTTTGCTGTGTGTGTTCGCCGGGATGAGATTCTCAACCTCTACGTCCGAGATCAGAGCCGGGTGGAGGAGTTGAGAGTTGTAATCAACGAAAAAGCCTGGGAGAAGATTGGCAGCAATCATGTCAGGTATGATCACAAGAAGCGCCGCCTTCTGCCCGAAGAGGTCTCGGAGACGTTTGCTACTGACATTTCTGAGCGGGTTGCTGCCGATTTGGATGACTACATTCGTCACAATTACAGCCGCTCGATCTTGTTTTACGGGCCTCCCGGCAGTGGTAAGAGCAATCTGATCAAACACATTTATCTCAATTCTAAATACAAGTCGCTGAGAATCAATATCAGCAACTTGGAGGATGAGGTAGTGATGAACTTGATCTCTCTCTTCCAGCCGACGATTATCGTGATTGATGACATTGATCATGGCATTCGTAATGGCAGCAACATCGATAGTATCCTCAAGTCTTTGGAGGGTATTCACACCAATACCAAGGCGATGCTGGCCTCGGCCAACGTCGTAACTAAGCTAGATCCGGCGTTGCAGCGTCCAGGCCGATTCGATGAGCTGGTGGAGATTAAGTGTTTGGACCGTAAGGTTCATATGTCTCTCGTGGATCAGGATGAGGAGTTGTTTCAATTCACAACTGATTTCCCGGCCGCCTACATTCTGGAGTTCATGAAGAGAGTTCGAGTGAAGGGCAAGGCTTACGCTTTAGCTAATAGCAAGGACATCACGAGCCGCGTCAAAAATCTCGAAAACTACAACTACGGTTTGGAGATGGACGACGAAGATTATGACTTGGATGATGAGTGACGGAGGATGAATGTCTGTATTGATTCTAATCGGTACACTATACCTAATAGCTACAGGCTATGTGGTCTATTGTTTCCATCGAGCCTTTAAACCCACATTTACAGAATCCCTGCTGATGGCCGCCTTCTGGCCTTATTATTTGTTTATTGCCAAATGACGTTGAGGAATATGGAAACTTTTGACAAGCTCAAAGAACGTGTACGTACAGTGTATCTCAGCGCCAAGCCGTATTGCAATGCGGCATATAATGGCCTTCGCGCCATTAACGGCTTGCCCAAAAAAGAAGAGAGAAACATCTTCAATTACGTTGAAGTGGGCCTGAGCCTGAAAAATGTCGTGGACACTTTCCAAGAGAATCTCAATCGGGTGGAGTACGTGGACCCTTATTATGAGAAGGCCAAGTACATTACTGTGACAACTTGGAAAAGTTATCGGGACATCCTGCATGAGAACCTCATGAAGCAGAACCCGCAGTTCATCAAGTCTTTTGTGAGAAAAGACAGCTATAGTGATCGTGAACTCAAAATCTTTCTGCTTCCAGAATTGAATATTCACTTTGTTGTGTATGAGGATCACAAAAGCGTCAACGATTTATTAGTTACTGACAAAACTCATATTCCTAAAATCCGTGAGTTTTTGTCGGATAAAATCTGGCAAGAGCTGGGTTGTAACTTTGTGCAATACTCAGCCACTCGGGAGAACTTGGAGCCTCTCAAAATAGAGGAACTTCAAAATACACCACAATCCGAGAAGCTGGTCAAAGAATGCCGGAGCTATTTGGAGTCCGACATTAATCGATCAATCTTATTTTGTGGTCCTCCTGGTAGTGGTAAGAGTCATCTGATTAAAAAGATCTGTCACCAGCTTGGACTTAAGTCCTTGAAGCTGAGCATCAGAGAACTCAAGAGTGAGTATGCGATGGATATCATCAATCTACTCAAGCCTGCGGTATTGGTAATCGATGATATCGATCACGGTATTGAAAAAGATCAAGCTGGTCTGGATAAGATCCTCAACGTCCTAGAAGACAATAAACTGCAAACCAAGCTGGTGTTGGCCTCGGCTAACGTCGCTGTCAAGTTGGACCCAGCGTTGCAACGCCCTGGGCGTTTTGATGAGGTCATCGAGATTAACTTCCTGGATCGCGAGACGCATCGTAAATTGGTCAACAACGATGATGACCTATATAAGTTTACCGCTAATTTCCCGGCTGCTTATGTCGTAGAATTCATGAAAAGAGTTAAAATCAAAGGTAAGGATCAGGCGCTACAGGATAGCGAGGACCTGTTGCTGAGAGTTGGGAATTTCAAGAACTACAATTACGAGTTAAAAGCAAAGGATCTTCCGACTAATTGAGGAGTAACTATGTGTGTCTCTTTTTTTGAAGCTGACTTTAAGAACACGATTGTGTTTGCCGATGCAACTCATGATGGCCAGCACCTTTTGGGCTACCAGAATCAAGCTGAGAACCGGGATCGTTCCCGCACCCTCAATGCCATGATCCTACCTCTGCCCGCAGCCAATAAGCTGGGACCTCAGGATATGATTGAGACCGAGGCATGCCACGAGATCTTTACAGACATGAAGGAGACCTTAGCACCGCCACCTGTAGATTATCTGTCGCGTGGGTTTGCTGTTGCCGCAGGTGGTGGCTTTAGCAAAGAAGTCCAGATTTTCAAATCTGGCGCTTACACCGTGCTTTTGACAGCGAACGCGGCCTTTATCAAGTTGGCACTAACCAAGCTACCTGAGAAGGAGAGGCCGGAGATTTCCAACGAGATTATCGAGGCATATCAGGAGTGGTACCCCGGTTGGCAGATGGCGGTCTGTATCTGGCAGGGTTCGATTGAAGCTAATCCAATCCTGTGGAAGTTTGATCCCATGTACCCAGAGAAGCTCTTCTTGCCTGGAGTGGATTCTCACAATGGCCGTCGCCCTGACCTAGGTCGTCGAGTAGAGCGCGACCACTCCTTGGTTGTCGGTTCTCGTTATGGCACCACTGTGAAGTTTTCCGAGGTGCTAACTCCAGAGTTGGATCACCTCCTGCCACGCAAGGTTAAGGGTATGTATACTGTACCCTCCACCAAGAACGGTGATTGGTGGGTTTCCTTGGCAGATCTCAATAGTGGTGGTTGCAATTTCGAAGTTAAAGCTCCGCCCGGCGCCAATTGAAAGGTAAAATATGTTGTTCTTCTTGGTAACACTTTACTTGGGTATCGGATTATTCTTAGCTTACAGTATCGGGACGGTTGGTTCCCGAGCTGATTTTCTCCTAATGGTTTTCGCTTGGCCGTACGTATTGTATAAACTGAAGAGATAGCTATGAATAAAACAATTCATATCTTGGCGGGCGGTACGGTCTTTCATGTTCGCCCGCACTTGGCCTTAGCGGCTCCTGCCTATGGTGGCACTGGCCACCATCTCTTATCTTTGTGTCAGGAGTTGGCTCCGAAGCTGGAGCCACATCTACACCTGACCAAGATGGCTGGTGGTAAACAGTTGGAAACAAATCAAGACGTTTCCGGACTACTAGATGAATTAGTGGCTGATACCAATGTGAAGATTATCTTCATGCCAGTGGCTTTATGCGACTACGAAGGTTCTATCTTAGATACTTTTTACGTAGACAATTTGTACCAGGCAACTGCAACTCCAAGTGGTAAGGACCAGCCCAGACTTAAAACATCCGATAGTAATAGGGAGTGGATGAAAATGCGGCCGGCGGAGAAGGTTATTTCTAAGATTCGCCGTACCCGAAAAGACATTTTTCTGGTGGGCTTCAAGACCACCAGCGGGGCCACCGAACAGGAGCAATTCCTGGCCGGCCTGGGATTATGTAAAGGTGCGTCCTGCAATTTGGTCTTAGCCAATGATCTGCGGACGAAGGTTAATATGGTAATCACGCCGGAGGAAGCGGCTTATCATGTCACAACAGACCGCCAAGAAGCATTACGTGGACTTGTCGAGATGGCAGTTCTGAGAAGTCATTTAACCTTCACACGCAGCACAATAGTGGCCGGAGATCCAGTCCCCTGGAATTCGGAATTAGTGCCCACGGCGTTGCGAACTGTGGTCGATTTTTGTATCCAGGAAGGTGCTTACAAACCCTTTAGAGGAGCTACGGTCGGTCACTTTGCAGCTAAGTTGAATGATACCACCTTCTTGACCTCCAGAAGAAAAACTAACTTCAACGAACTTTCCAAGTTGGGGTTAGTTAAAGTTCAGACGGATGGCCCGGATAGTGTTATTGCCTTTGGCTCCAAGCCATCGGTTGGTGGACAGTCACAGAGGATAGTGTTTACTGAACATCCTGACTGTAATTGTATTGTTCATTTCCACTGCCCCATCAAGTCTGGCTCCTTGGTTCCTGCTGTCTCTCAGCGGGAGTTCGAGTGTGGCAGTCACGAATGTGGGCAGAATACTTCCAGGGGATTGCAGAAATTCGGGAACCTCTATGCAGTTTATCTGAAACAGCATGGACCTAATATTGTGTTCAACCACAACATTGATCCCGTCGAAGTAATTAACTTCATCCAAGCGAATTTTGACTTGAGTCAGAAGACGGGAGGATATACGATATGATATGACGAAACAGTGGAGCAAATACCAACAAGACATCTTCCGTGACGTGGCTGTCGGCCAAGGTCATACGGTTGTCGAGGCTTTGGCGGGGTCTGGCAAGACTACCAGTATCATTGAAGCCTTAAAATATATCCCTCCCGGTAATTCCTGGTTACTGGTAGCTTTCAATAAGAAAATAGCCGAAGACTTACGACTTAAAGCCCCAGCAGGCGGAGAGATTCGTACTCTACACTCTTTGGGTTTGAAAGCCATTACCAAAAGTAAACTCTTCAAAAAAGTTACCATCAATGAAGATAAGGTCGATAACATCTTATCAAACATGTTTGGTAACGATCGGCAGTGGAAAAATGCCAAGTACCAGCTCGCTAAAACGGTCAGCCTAGCTAAAGGTTATCTAGCTTCTTCGCCAGAAGAAATTGACGATATCATGGATTTACATGAGATCGAACCAGACCAGCTAGATAGACAGAGTTTTATCAAAGCGGCCTTAGATACTTTGAAAAAGTGCAAAGAGATCACCTCCGTCATCGATTTCGATGACATGATTTGGTTTCCTCATGTCCATGCCATCAAAATTCCACAGTATGACAGAATCTTTGTTGATGAAGCTCAAGACTTAAATAAGGCCCAGATAGAGTTAATTCTGAAAACTATCAAGCAGCCACCTAAGAAGAAGACTGCCAAAGCCTTCTCGCCCAGCAGAATTATGGCGATTGGGGATCGGAACCAGAGCCTCTACGGGTTTCGTGGAGCGGATACTAAAGCTATTGACAATATCATCAATGCTTTGGGGGCTAAGACCTTACCTCTAAGTGTAACCTACCGCTGTCCCATTAGAGTGGTACAGGAAGCCAGAAAGCTCGTTCCAGCTTTAGAGAGCGCGCCTCAGGCGAAAGCTGGTAAATTAGATTGGATTACTGACCGAGAAATGTTCAAGTTGGCTCAACCAGGATGCTTTATCCTATCACGGACCAATGCTCCTATGATCAGTTTAGCCATGCATTTCTTGAAGCATAGAATTCCTTGTAATATTCAGGGTAGAGATATTGGTCTCAATTTACTGAATTTGATTAAGTTATCTAAGGCTTCCTTCCTCAAGGATTTCTTGTCATTTTTGGATCGTTGGTCCAAAGCGGAGATGCAGAGATTGCAAGAGAAGAACAAAGATACTAGTCAAATTGCGGACAAGGTGGCGTGTTTCGAGGCGCTGTCAGAAGGATGCGAGACTCTCGCCGAGCTGAAAGCGACGATTGAAAAGTTATTTGATGATACTGATGACCGTAATCGAATCATTTTATCTACAGTTCATCGAGCCAAAGGTTTGGAGCGTGATACCGTGTTTGTGTTGAACTACACTTTTGTCTTAGGTAACTCGCAAGAAGAAAAGAACATCAAGTACGTAGCTATCACTCGGGCCAAACAAGAACTGTATTTTGTGTATGCAGACAAGGCCGAACAGCCTGCCAACGAGATGGAGTAACGATTATGCCAATTACACCAGAACAAGCACTTTCCTTAACTGATTCTGAAGTTAAAGTCATAAATGAGGTACAAGCGAAAATTGACAGCACCCTCAATCAGAGTTATGATCCGGAGGAGTCCGAAGCTGTGCCAATCGAGATCCCATCTATGCGCCATGTGGCTAGATATCAGATCATGAAAAATTACGAACAGCTCGGTTGGAGAGTTGATGATTTGGGCAATGATTGTTTGGAGTTTAGCTCGGATATTTCTGTAGCCAGTCTACGGGGTAATCGCCCAACCGGACACCCTTATAGGTGAGTTATGACACGGACCGATTTGATTCTTGACGTATTCCAGGGACACAATCTGATTTTGAAGTCCCGTCCTGATTTGGATTTTTGGCCTGAGTTTCAGGCTTTGGCTACTTGTCCACAGGATCCAGAGTGGCATGCAGAAGGCGACGTCCTGACACATACTAATATGGTCCTAGAAGCAAGTCGGTCCTGGTTCTCCGAAGTAGGTGAGGCACAGGCTGGTCTGCTACGTCTGGCCTGTGCTTTTCATGATATCGAAAAGCCCAAGACAACGCTCTTTAGCCAGGAGCTACAGCACACTATTGCTCCTGGTCATGAGCGTCGAGGTGGGGTGACCACTCGATATTGTTTGCATGAGTCTCCTTTGACCGGGGCCCAACGTCGGCTCGTAGCAGAGCTGGTGGCCACCCATCATTTGGTCAAGCGGTCGGTCAACAATTTTGACCAGCCAGATGGTCCAGCTTATCTGGATCGGCTAGCGGCCAGAGTGGATACTCGTTTGCTCTGGGCTCTAGAGATGGCCGACATGACGGGCCGGATCTGTGTAGACCAAGAGAAACAAGTTGAAATCGTCGAGCTGTTCCGCATGCTGTGTGAGGAGCGGAAGATTTTTGGCCAAGCTCCGGAACCGTGGTTAACTTTGGCCGACATTCAAGATTTACCGTTTGCGACTGAGCTGGAGGCTCAATATGTCCTTAAAGAAACCCACCGTCGTCGATTACTTGGCACCCTTGGGGATGCCCACCACGCCCGAGCCCTCGCTTGCCAGTATGCAAGAACTAAGAGCTTTGGCCGTGAAGTATCCGGTCACCATCTTCACCGCCCGGGGCCCGCTCACATTATCATCACTATTGGAGTGGCCGGATCGGGCAAGACTACCGCGATTAGCCGATTGCCCGATAGCGTTAAGCGAATCAGCTCCGACGACATCCGACATCGTTTATACGGTAATGAAAACACGCAAGGAGACCCCAAAGTTGTTTTTGGTCTGGCCCACGAAGAACTGAAAGAGGTGTTGCGAGTAGGTGGAGCCGCAGTGTTTGATGCAACCAATGTGATTCCCGATCTCCGCGCCAAGGTAGTTAACCTGTGCCACGATTACGAAGCCTTCGTAACCCTATGGGTTTTCGATACGAGTTTGAAGCGGATTAAGCAACAAAACCTGTCGCGCAGCCGGCAGGTTCCGGAAATTGTGATTGAGAAGCAAGCTGCCAAGCTTGAATGGCCCCTTCCGGAAGAAGCACACGAGATCGTAGTTTTTGAGTGAGGTATGGTATGAAAGTATTACAGCATGGCACTTGGCATGATCAGTGGTCATTAGAAGTGGTCTGCGAGGGCTGTGGCGCTCTACTTCTAGTAGAAGAGCAGAACGTCAAGCCCACCAAGGGTAAAAAAGACAAATTCGAATGTTTATGCGCGGATTGTGGTAAAGTCATTGACATTGCCAGTGAACTTATCCATCCTCGAATAGTTAAACACTTAGAGCCTACCCGCGAATACACTAGCTACTATGATTGACCTACCACATTACCCCCGAACCTTTCATCTAGAGGGCTCTAAAGGAATCAGCGAGACCGAACAAGTCTCGCTGTTTCATTTAGAAGGCAAGTCCTTTGTCATTGAAGAAAAGGTAGACGACTCCTGCGTCTCCATGCATTTTGACTCCGAGGCAAACCTGAGAATTTGCCATCGGGATCAGGAAGCTCGTGGTCCCGAATTCGACCGCCTCAAAGCCTGGACGGCCAAGTTGGAGGAGAGACTATTCGATGTTTTACAGGATCGGTATATCCTATACGGCGGATGGTTGTATGCTGTCCACACGATTTACTACAATCGACTTCCTCATTACTTCTTAGAGTACGACATCTACGATCGACAGCGGCAAGTCTTCCTGTCTACTGACAAACGTCAAGAAGTGCTGCAACCGCTTCGAGATGAGATTGTATCGGTCCAGGTCTTGCCTAATGTTCGGACGTTAATGGAACGACCTAGAGACTACGTGTACCCTCCAATTGAGCCTTGGTGTGTAGTGGGAGAGTCTTGTTATGTGACTTCCAGCGATCATACTTTGCATAGAGAGTTTATGCAGAAATATGGTCGGAGCGACCCCCGGTCTTACACAGGCACCCGAGGTGTAATGGAAGGGTTGTATATCAAAGTGGAGCATGACGGCATCGTCTCGGAAAGGTACAAGTATATTCAGCATAATTTTCTGGCTGCCATCCTCAAAAACGGCAGCCATTGGAAAGACCAACCTTTAATTGCTAACGTTTCTTTACAAACCACAGGTACCCTATGTTAGACCAGTTAACCTTAGCCGAACAACAGCTTCCCTATTTACTCACCAAACCGGAGCTGTGGCAGTCCTTGTTTGTGAATTATGAGAAGCCACATGTGGAAAGGGTCTGGTGTCCCTGGGGAGATTATCGGATTAACTTGCATCGAATTCTACCCTGTCAGGCCGAGGAGACTTTCTTTCATCCGCACCCTTGGCCCTCAGCTATGAAGATCCTTGGGGGAACTTATCAAATGTTGATAGGTTATGGCTCTGGTCTGCAAGAGCCACCCATTTCCACTACCTGTAACTTGACTGCCGGCTCCACCTATGAAATGGTTGACCCGGATTCTTGGCATTCAGTCCGCCCACTTGACAGGCCGGTATGGAGCGTTATGTTGACCGGCAAACCCTGGGGCCGGGAAATGCCCAAGAGCGATCAAATACGTCTCTCTTGCCTGGAGGACTCTAAGGTTAAAGAAATCTTAACTTTCTTCAAAGGCTACTACTTTGTGCAAATCTGTGAACCTATGTTTCTGAACGTCCTGTTACAGGACCGTAAAGTAACTATTGATTTGATGAATTCTCGTGAAAAGGAACCGATCAAGGTACTGTCGGTCCTGATTAGCGGCAACTCTGCCACCAGCGAGCTACGTCAAGGAGACCACATCACTGCGACAGCTATTCCGGCTTTGCATAGCTATGGCTGGAGCATGGATAACATTGGCTATCTGCTGGATTGGTTAGAAAACGTGGAACGTGACGCCTTCAACTATGATGCCGATCGCATTGAAATTCACGCACTAGGCAACTGGAAAGTATAGCTATGAATACCGCAGAGCATTTGGAAGTTCTAACTCGTGGGGCTGTTTTCACTTCCGATCTGACCGAGCTGAGTCAGAAGTTGGAAGCCAAAAAGTCTCTGCGGATTAAGGTGGGTTTCGACCCTACCCAGGCCGATCTACATTTGGGGCATACTGTTCTGATGCAGAAGATGCGTCAGCTCCAGGACCTCGGCCACCAAGTTATCTTTCTTATCGGGGACTTTACTGCCCGAATCGGCGACCCTACCGGGCGAAACGCCTTGCGCCCAACCCTCAGCAAAGAACAGGTCAATGCAGCCGCTCAGACTTACCAGGAACAGGCATTCAAAGTTCTGGATCGGAATCGGACCGAGGTTCGATTCAATTCGGAATGGTTGGATGCCTTGAGTGCCCAGGACATGGTAGAGTTGTGTAGTAAATACACGGTCTCTCGGATGCTGGAACGGGATGATTTCCGCAAACGGTTTCATGCCCAGAAACCCATCTCGATGCATGAGTTTCTGTACCCTTTGCTCCAAGGTTTGGATTCAGTTAAGCTGGAAGCCGACCTGGAGCTGGGCGGTTCTGACCAGCTCTTCAATCTGAATGTGGGCCGAGACTTGATGGTTAAACACGGCAAAGCCCCACAGAGTATCATGACCTTCCCTCTGTTGGTAGGCACAGAGGGTTATGTAGACAAGTTCGGGGTGGTGGAAGGTGAAAAGATGTCCAAGAGTTTGGGCAATCATATCGCCATTTGTGCTCCTCCCCATGAGATGATGCAGCAAATCATGTTGCTGGATGATGGTTTGATTTGGCAGTACATCACGTTGCTATCGGACTGGTCTCCTTTGGAGGTTAGTACCTGCCGGCGACATGTTCTGGAGGACAAAGATATTCCGATTGTCGCTGTGAAAGAGCAATTTGCCATGGACATCGTGACACGATTCCATGGTGAAAAAGCTGCGGAACAAGCCTTGTTGGATCGTCAGGCCGTGGCGAAGGGGAATTTTCCTTCGTGGACGCCCAAGGTTACACTGCCGGCGCAACCCGTGCTGATTGGCAAAGCGCTCTTCTTGACTGGCCTAGTTAAATCCGCCTCAGAGGGAACTCGGATGGTCAGAGCAGGAGCGATCTCGGTCAATGATCAGCACATGAGGGATGACAAGTTTTTGCTGCAACCTGGACAGCGTTTTCTGGTGGCTTTTGGTCACAAGAATCGCAAGTTCGTGGACATTCAGGTGGGAGAATAATCATGATGAATCTGATCACGTCTGACGCTGAAAATGGCTCGTCGGCCCTGATGAATGACTGGTATCAGCTCACGATGAGCCAGGGCTACTGGAAGAAGAACCTTCATGAAACCGAAAGCGTGTTTCATCTCTTCTTCCGCCGCCTACCGTTCAAAGGTCAATGGGCCATTGCGGCTGGCCTGGAGTATGTGGTCAAGCTGATCCAGAACTTCCGTTTCTCGGACAGCGACATTGCTTTTCTGGGCAGCAAGAAGCTTCCCAATGACCAGCCGGTCTTCGAACCCGGATTTCTTCAGTATCTCAGGGACTTGAAGTTTACGGTGACCATCGATGCCGTACCCGAAGGCACGGTGGTGTTTTCCAATGAGCCCCTGGTCCGGGTGACTGGTCCGCTGTTGCAGTGCCAGTTGCTTGAGACCATTCTGCTCAACATCGTCAATTTTCAAACCCTGATTGCCACCAAGGCTGCTCGGGTGGCTTTGGCGGCCGAAGGCAGCAAGGTGGCCGAGTTTGGTCTGCGCCGCTGCCAGGGTTTTGGTGGCTTGGAAGCCACCAGGGCCTCCTATATCGGTGGCTGCCATTCGACTTCCAATGTCCTGGCTGCCAAGATGTTCAATATCCCGACCATGGGAACTCATGCCCATAGCTGGGTGATGACCTTCCCAACGGAGTTGGAAGCTTTTGATGCCTGGTGCGAAGTCTCTCCGGAGAATTCTATTCTTCTGGTAGATACTTTCAATGTCAGACAGGGTGTCCGGAACGCCATTACGGTGGGCAAGAAACTTCGAGCTAAGGGGCAGACCTTGAAGGGCATTCGCTTGGACTCTGGCGATTTGACCAAGCTGAGCCAGGAGGCTCGTCAAATGTTGGATGAGGCTGGCTTTACGGAGTCGGTCATCGTGGCCAGCGGAGACTTGGATGAGTACCGGATTTCGGCTTTAAAAGCTGAGGGAGCCAAGATTGATCTCTGGGGTGTGGGTACCAATCTGGTGACGGCGGAAGATCAGCCGGCGCTGGGTGGTGTCTTCAAGTTGGGAGCAGTCAAGGAAGGCAAGACCTGGAAGCATCGAATCAAGTTCTCGGAGACGTCTGGCAAGACTAGCAATCCTGGTATCCTGGATGTCATTCGAATGCTGGACACGGAAGGCCAGTATGTCGGCGATATCATTTTCGACCGAATCCTGCGTCCGAATCCTTTCCGGATTACGACGGCCATCTATCCTCATGGCTTCAACGAGGCTATGCCGCCAGGAGATTATAACGGTTATGAGCGCCAAGTGGGCCTGAATGTCCAGATCAAAATGCTTTTGCAGCGCTATCTGGACCAGGGCAAGCAGGTGGCAACCTTGCCGACCATTCACCAGATTCGTGAGCACGCTCAGTCGGAACTCTTGAAACTTCGTCCGGAGCATCGGGCCCTGACCCGAGTGGAGCCGGCAAAGACTGAGGCCGAGCTGCCGTATCCGGTTGGCTTGGAAAAAGAATTGGAACGCAAGAAATACGAAATGTTTCAGGCCAATGAGCAAGTAATCTGGGACAATCTGTCTCCAGAAGAAAAGGCTTGGAATCTCAAGATGGATTAAAATGGCTTTAAGAGATCAAGTTCAAAAGATTACTGACAACCACTACGTGTTGCCCAAGCAGGGCAACATGAAGGTGGAGGGTCACGCCTACTTCTCCCCCGCCCTCTTCCAAAAATCCGAAGAGGATATGTGGCGGCAACTCATTACTGCCGCCTCCTATGAAGGGGTCATTGGAGCCTACCTCATGCCTGATTCCCATTCGGGATATGGCGTGCCGGTAGGCTCCGTAGTTGTCACCGAAGATACTTTAATTCAATCCTGTAACGGCTATGATATCTCGTGCGGTATCTTGTACATGAGAGTGCCTGGCTTAACGGCCGGACGCCTACGTGGCAGATATACCCGAGAACGTCTCGTCGCTGAGATTGAAAAGAGAATCTCCACCGGCATTGGTTTTGACCGACCTAAACTCATGCCCCAATTCACCGAGGAGCAGGCTTGCGAGATCCTGCTCCATGGGGCTAAAGCCTTGGGAATCGATAGCTCGCTTTGTGAAAGAGAGTGTATTCCAGTTCCAGAAGACCTCGATCTTAAGAAGATCGAGGCTGCCTATAAAAAGGTAGTACCTCAGCTTGGCTCCGTCGGTGGCGGTAACCATTTCGTCGAAGTGCAATGTGATCGGGATACAGGCGAGGTCTGGATCATGGTCCATTGTGGCAGTCGTGGGTATGGCTACCAGATTGCTGATTACTTCTTTGACCAGGGAGCTAAGGTTCGCGGTTTGAACCGCAAGTACCGTGAGTCCTCCTATCTTCGGGTGGATGAGCCGGTTGGGAAAGACTACTGGAACTATGCCGGGACAGCGGCCAACTTCGCCTTGGCCAATCGCCAGATTATTGCTCAATGTCTGAATGAGGCTCTGGAGGAGGTCTTCCAGGTTCAAGGCGAGGTCTATTACGAGATTTCTCATAACCTCGTCCAGCAAGAAACCTTGGTCCTACCAGATGGCACCATCAAGTCTGGTTTTGTTCATCGCAAGGGAGCCACTCGGGCGTTCCCAGCCGGTCACCCAGATCTAGCGGGCACGGTCTGGGAACAGACGGGGCACCCTTGTTTGATTCCCGGCTCGATGTATCATGGGGCGGCTATCCTGTTTGCTAAGCCAGGAGCTTATCAAACAGCCTGTTCGGTCAATCATGGCTCCGGCCGAATCATGGGTCGCAGTGATGCCAAACGCAAGTTTGACCACAAGCAGCAGCGGATCAATGACGAGATGCGCAAGGTGGTTCGTGAATTCAATGGGACCAAAGTAGAAGGTATTGTCTCTAACTGTAAAGACATTCCTCTGGATGAGTGTGCCCACGTGTACAAGGATCTAGACGAGGTGCTTGGGGTTTTGGAAGCCGAAGGCATTGCTGAGGTTAAACACCGACTTTACCCTGTAGCCAACATTAAAGGAACAGATTAAATGGAATTACTACACCATAATTGAAAAACTTAGGGAGCTGGGTTTTTCTAAATACGAACTTCGCCCAGATGATGACGAAATTTGGGTTGAGACAGAGATCTTTGTGGATTTAGTTTTATTTGTAGCCTCGTTAGGAACTGACAATTTCCAATACAAAGTTGTCGAGCGAGACTACAACAATGAATGGGAAATCGGCGGTTATGGATTGTTTAGCTGCTAACATTTTCGGAGAATAAGAAACATGAGTTTTGATTTGCAAGTTATTAGTCGGATGCCGTCTTTTGATGGCAAGGTTTTCAAGTCCTATCATTTAGAGGGACAGGACTGTATTGGTGTCTGGGGAGATGAGGAATTTGAGTTATGTTTCCGGAACACCACCCGGAATAAGGTTCAAGTTCGGCTCTCCTTAGATGGTACAGACGTCGCTACCGGCAAGCCGGCTCACACTGGTACCTCGACTGATGGTATGTGGGTCGTGGGTGCTTATGATACTTTGAAGCTCAAGGCTTGGGTAGAGACCAACCAGAAGGGTCGGTCCTTTATCTTTGCTAGCCCTGGTAACGAGGTGGCTCGCCACATGCACGGCGATTTGAGCAATAAGGGCATTATCGCGGCAGCCGTGTTTACTGAAGGTTATGTCGCGCCGCCTCCTCCAGTGTTTTATGATCGCTTCCTTGGTGGTTACAGTGGGGGTATTACTATTGGCGGCGGTGGCAATTACAGCGCCAATGCCACCCCTGGAATCTATGGCGAGGTAAAGACTAAAGGAGCAGTTCCACCTCCGGCCGCTGCTCCAGCCCCAGCTAGAAGCTTCGAGCGTAGGGAGACCAAGTGTGATTATCTGAGCCTTGACCGTGAACGTGCAGTCGAGCTTTCAGAGGAAGTAGCGGGCCCAGGTGTAGGTGCCGGTCGAGAAATTATCCAGAAGATTGGTACGGCTCAGGGCTTGGTTCGTCCGGTCCTAGACCGTATCATTACCCTGAAGTATATGTGGTATGATGATCTCGTCAAGAAGCTAGAGTCTCGGGGCTTTGTCCGTGAGGGTGCCCAGCCCAACGGCTTCCCAGGTGATCGAGAGAAGAGATTTATGGATCTTAGCCATGTTCCGGTAGCTGGAGCGCCCGCGCCAGCTCCAGTGGTTCATCGGTTCGCCTAA